TTGCTTCTAATTCTTTTGCTTTTTTATCAAGGAAAGCTTTCATTGCACCACCTGGTTTGCCAGTTCCTTTGGTTAAACCATATGCACTGCCTTCTTCTACTTCTTCTACTGATTCTTTCTTGATTGCTTTAGAAATTACTTTCCTTCTATTGAGGAGATATGAATCGGACTTGTCTTTGTCACCATCATTGTCCACATCACCATCTTCTTTACCGACAGCATCTAATTTCTTTTTTGCTTTTTCTTGTATCTCTGCGTATGCATCAGACATATCAGGCAAATCTCTGAAGTTCATTGTCATTTTAGTACTTTCTCCTTTTTATTTATCTTCTTTACAAACTCACCAGGTGTCAATTTCTTAGCATAGTTTGCTAATTCATCAGTTCCTATTTCACCTGCAGGTGTAAAGTTAAAGTATTTTATTTTGTTGATTTCTTGTAGATCTTTTAACCATGAACGATATATTCTATCGGATTCATCTACAAAGATGACGTAGTTGCTACCACGACTCACAACTTTACCACAGATACCTGTGTTTACATTCTCTACAAGGTCTCCTATCTTAAATATGTGACCTTCAAAGTAATGTTCTCTAAGTGCTTGAGGATCTAACTTAGGTGCTATCTCATATAGAGTATAAGATGCATCTTGAAAATCATCAAGATCTTCTTGAACATTCATCGCTTGTCTCAGCGTATTATATAGTTCTTCTTTTCCCTTTCTTCCTAGTTTCTCTGGCATACCTGACACAAATGTGTCATAGTCGTCATCCATAGCTGCCTTACGTAGCTTAGATGCACTCATACCTTCTACACCTTCACCATCTGGATCTCTATCACCTGCAGATGATACTTTTATATCATCAAAATTATATAACTTACCATTATATTTGGTTGCTAGTGAGTTAAATTCACTGACTCTATCTCCACCAACTACTATGTTTACTGAACTATATCCTTCACCATCAAGTGTTGTCAACACATCAAAGATAGTTTTAGTCTCTTCACTATTCTGAATAGCATTTGCATGATCAGGATATGCCTGTTTCATGAACTTGATCTTTGTACCAGGATCTAGTGGATTCTTCTGAGGATCTTGTGATCTACTTGGGTAGATCCTATACTCTCCACCTCCTGATGCTGACTTCACTTTGTTTAGAAGTGCTTCATGTCCAGTAGTAGGGGGATTAAATCTTCCAAAAGTAACAGATATGCTACCTTGATCGACCGTACCCTCGCCTCCTGCAGTTTCTTCTCCTCCATTGGTTGTTCCTCCTGCTAATTCTTTTGCGGTTAACTTTCTAAGTTTACCATCTTGACTCATATGAGTCACCTTACCAGATTGGTCGGCATATTTACCGTATCCAACGTGTTTAAGATTGAGTTTTTCTGCTTCTTGTGCTGCAAAGGATTTTTGAGCCTCTTTTAGGAAAGCACTAAACTTTTTCATTCTTCCAATTTTTACGTAAATTAAAGTTTGCTCTGCTAAAGGTAAGTCTATCTACAATTTTATATGGATTCTTAGAATTAATCACATAACCCTCATGCTTAGAAGGTTCACCATCAATATAACATGTTACATCACCGCTTTCACGGATACCACATTGTAGACGCTGTTTCAGTTGATAGATATAGTGCCATGCCTTGAAGGTATATACACTAACCTCTCCCTTATATTTATCAGGTAACGAATCGTACATTTCTTGAGCGTCAGGAACTCGTCCATCACGAATAAAACTATTAACATGTTGCTTGATCTTAGGAGCAACTTTTGGATGAGGAGTTTTAGATTTAAAAACAGGTATAAATGACTTCCATTGATCTTTAAAGTTTAATTCTTTCTCTACAAATGCCCATGCATCTGTTGCACTTACACAATAACAAGTAGATGAACTAGCAAGATTAATCCCAATGTGCCCAACAGCATCCGAAGATACTTGTTCATAAAGAGTATGTGGAGCAATGACAATATAGCCAGGGACTGCAGTGGGAAAACGATACTCCAAAGTATTAGGAGTATAAGTAGATGACCCACCGACACCAATCCAGTCAGCTTGAACAATGCTATTGATACGAGGAGCAAAATGCATAAGTAACCTAAGAATGTCCGCCACATCCCCTTTGTGATTGGTCTCAATGTCCTGAAAGGTATAGTTGATTTTCGGAATTTTTTTGTTGAAGACACTCTTTGTACCTACGAAGAATTTACCATTGGCAGGATTAGTACCAAATACCACAGCAGGAGCACCATCCCACTTGATACCGACAGTCTTACAAGAGATCATCTCTGTGATCGCTTTAAGTGCAACTCTACGACCATCAAAGATTGTATCTTCTGGGTGTTCGAGGTGTTTGTTTGGCATATCATCCTGTATTATATCCATATTATAACAGGATTTTCCTCCGAATGCGAGTCATAGTAGACAGTTTGCTAACCGCCCACCTTTAAATAACTGCTTGCTGTCATGTAGTCTGTAATGCTATTATCACCAAATATTCTAAACCCCTTAGATGCTGCTTGAGAATATATACTCTTCATTATATTAGTCTTTACTATCTCTTTTATCTGTTTCTGTTTCTTATCAACCACTGATCCAACCTCATATGATTGGACTTTATTCTTCAACCACTTCGCTCCCTTGGTAGGGTTTTTATCATACTCTTTAGTAGTATAGTTGATAACATCTTTTGCTTTATGTTTACCACCAGATAAGAACTGAATGTAGTCTGCCCAAAGAGGTAGGTGATCCATGAATGTTTTCTTTGAAAAAGTTCCGTCTTTCTTCTCTGCGTAGTTTTGAAATACTGAATAGTTAGTGAAGTTATGATCTTTACCTGTTGGTATTCCTATCTTAGGAAAGAGTTTTCTTAACTTTGCTCTTTGACTACTGAATGCCATTCTTCCACCAGACATCTTTGTAATGATAGCAAAGATACTTAACGTTGCTTTACCATGATTAGCAGCAGATCCTTTCTGAAGTTGCATCTGTACATCATTATTAATAGCAGATTGGAATCCCCTTATGTCCATCTTATGTCCTTTCTCATTTGCTAGTGTAAATTCAACAATACATTTAGCGTTAGTCGCTTCAAATTTTACATTTGTTATATCAATCTTTAATTTTATTGCTTCCTTTATACCCCTCATTTCTTTATGATCAAACGACTTCATCTTTACTGATGGTGATGTAACCGCTTTTAATTCTTTAGCAGTTGGTGATACCTTTTTCAATGAAATAGGTACACATTCTCTGTTCTTATAGTAGAAATCAACCCATTGATTATAACTATAAAGCATTTTCATATCCTCTACAACTGACAACTTTCTTTTCTTAAATGACTCTGACATTTCTTTGTCTTTAACTGCCATAGGTGATGGTTTTAAAGCTTTAAATTCCTGCATTTGCTTTATCAATGCTTTAGCTTTAGATTTCTTAATTGCTATAACGTCAGCAGGATTCCACTTGTCACCAGTTCCCTTTGACATAATAGAATATACTGATTTTACTTTAGTATCTTTAGCATTTGCAGCGATATGTTTAGCAATCTCTCTATACGCACCTCTGAAAAATGGATCTCCTATAGTGTTGTAAAAAATATAATCACTACCTCTAATATATGCACTCTTAATAACAGCATTTGCTGTCCATACTGATGAATTTATCCAAGACTCTACATCATCTGGACTCCCTAGTGTCACCCAGTTATTAAAACGTGATGCTAATTTTGCTGCATCTATACCACAAGAATTTCTTACACTACCAGGCAAAGCATTGAAGTCTTGCATAGCACTTTTAACTTCATCTGGTTCAATAGCACTTCCCTTGTCTTGTCTTAGTGCAAATGCTACTGCTTGAAGAGATTCTTTATCTTCTGTTTGTGCTACAAATGCCATTAGTCTTTTTGATTATTTATCTTCTTGCATCATATCTTTAAGATCAGACACATACTTATGGGTGTCCTTAATATTATCTACAGCGAGTAGTAAGTCTGCAATGTGCTTGCTGACATATGTTTCTTCAGTTCTTGCTGACCAAGCAAGAGCATTTCTTAATGCTGCCTTTGCATCATCTAATGAGTCTGATACCTGTTGTGAGAGTGCCATTTTAGTGTGGGTTATAAATTTTTAAAATGTATAGTGTTGCTATAATACTAATTATAAGAATTATAGAAATAAGTTGAATCATTACACATCTCCTACAAGTCGGTTTTCCGAATAGTGTACATCAAACTCACCGCCAGGATACCTTTTCTTGAGTTTATCTACATTCATTTCAATGACTTCTTCTGGTGTAGTATCTAAAGCAATACATGCTTGAATAAAATACCACATGATATCACCTAGTTCACGTTTCATATGAAATAGATTCTCTTGACTAACTGGTTTACCTTGGAATAGTATTTTCTTTACTATCTCAGTAAACTCACCTGACTCAGCACATAGTCCGAGTGCAGCAGTTAATGCTCTATGTGATTTAAAATCCTTAGAGTATAAATCTCTCAAACGATCTTGAAATTTACCACCTGTTTTACTCTCATCAGACGTAACAGCGTCTACGAATTGAGTATATTTTTCAAAGTCAATCATACTTTAATTCATTAAAAGATTTTGCAGTGAACTTCTTTGTAAGTTCTTCATTACCTGCATCAATTATATCTGTTTGTGCAGTATCCTCTACATCATACAACCTCATCTTCGCTCTGTCAATACCTACGCAAAATCTTTTATTAATTGTAGGGTCATTGTAACGATTCTTT